AATTACGATGATGCAAGGTTAGATGTACCTGAATGGCTTGGCGGAGGCGTAAGCCCTATCATGATATCAGAAGTTTTGCAGACATCCCAAACACAGAATAGCCCACAAGGCAATATGGCAGGACATGGTATTAACCTGGATAAAAACCACAGCTTCAAAAAATACGTGAAAGAGCATGGATATATTATAGGTATTACATCAGTACTGCCAAAAACCAGTTATCAACAAGGTATCCCTCGCCACTTCCTAAAAGATGATAAATTCGACTACGCATTTACAGAATTCGAACATATTGGGGAACAGTCAGTGTATAACGAAGAGTTATACTATGATGACGGTATGGCTCCCCGTACTACATTCGGCTATCAAGCACGATACGCAGAATACAAATACTTAAGCTCAACAGTACATGGAGACTTCAAAACAAATATGAATGACTGGCACATGGGCAGAATATTCGAAAACCCACCTGTGCTAAACGAAGAATTTATATCAGCAGACCCTACAACGCGAGTTTTCGCAGTAACGGACCAGGAACAAAATTGTTGGGTACAGATGTGGCACAACATACAGGCAAAACGACAAATGTCATATTATTCCGAACCAGGAATGACAAAATTGTAATTATATATAAAAAAAACCCCGTAGGGAAAAATCTACAGCGGAAATAATTCGGAAATAGCGATTGCCCCCATCCTACACATAGTAGTTCGGGGGCTTTCGCTATTCTGAATTATTCTGCAAACTATCCTCAAAACAAACAGAAACAAGGCAAAAAACGCCTAAAATAAAAAAAAGGTACTCAGGTACCAAAAAAACAAAAATAAAAACAATCGCCTATCCATAGGCATTAACAAAGATTATTCTTATAATCACAAAAAAACAAAAAAGCGTAGTATCACGTAGCAAAAAATAAACAAAAAAACAACAGATAAATTCTATTTACTTAAATAGAAAAAAACAATAAGTACCTGAAAGTACCCTAAAAAAAACAAAAAATCTAACGATTTTCGCACCAATACTATACTTGATATATTGGTGCTAGATGACACCATTGTCATCAACACAAAAAAAAATACTAATATTGTCCAATAAATAACCCCAAAAAATTATCAAAATGAAAAGACGAGGTAAAAACAGTTACCGAGGTAACTCATCAAAAAACAGTAGAATGAAAAAAAAAATTAGATACTACAGCCAATCTAGAGGAGGAATTCGATTATGAAACATTTAATCACAGCCGTAGCAGGCATCACAAGTAGCGAAATAGTATTCGCAAACATCAACGGAATTCTATCAACAGCTCTACAATTAACAATTGGAATTATAACAGTTTACAAACTTTTAAAAGAAAAAAAATGACAAAACTACGCTCATTCTTCAACAAGCCAGCCACAAAAGGCACTACATTCAGAGGTAAATCTCAAACCACACCCGATCAATCGCTCACCATTAGGGAAGTGATAAGACGGTTCTCGGCAGGCACATTACCACCTATTGCAAAAGAATCACTTACTTATAACGAAGAATACCCAGATACTCGCTTCATGGATATTAGCGAAAAATCAGTAATTATAAATGCAGCAAAAACACAGCAAGAAAACGGTAAACAACAAATAAAAGACCTTAAAAATCAGAAAGCAGCAGATGCCAAAAAAGCACACGAAGAAAAGCTACAGGCGGAAGCAATAGCCAACTATAAAAAAAACTTAGAATAATGCCATTTCCAGTAGCAGCAGCAATAGCGGCAGGAGCTTCACTCGTAGGAAGTGGAGCATCTATAGCAGCCACCAGTAAACTTAACAAAAGTAATAGACAGTGGCAGGAGGACAGAATGCGGGAACAAAACGAATATAACACACCCGCTAATCAAATGCAACGCTTTAAAGATGCAGGACTTAACCCTCACTTAATCTACGGACAAGGAACGAACGGCAACCAGTCATCACCGACAGCATTACCCGACCAAAAATTACCAGACTTCTCGGGCATTGGAGATGCGGCACAAAATTACAATGCATCAAGGTTGCAACAAACACAGATTAATCAGATGGAAAAAAATATAGAATTAGCAGACACAGAAAAAAGCTTAAAACAGGCACAGGAAATAGCAACATTATCAGGAGCCGCAAAAACAGATACAGAAAATCAACAACTTCAAAATCTCTTCCAAATTAAAAAAGATAGCTTACAGGCGGATTTAAATTTAACAAATGTAAATACAGAACTTGCAGGTAAAAATATCGAAAAAACAATTCAGGATATAGCAGCTTCAAAATCAGGCGTAAATCTCAATAAGGCACAGATAGACAAGATATCACAGGATATTACAGAGTCAGGAGCAAGAATAAAAACAATGCAGGCAGAACGAGACTTAAAAGGTGCAGATACGGAACGTATAAAATTAGAAAACAACTTACGTAGAATAGGATTGAACCCAAATGACCCAGCTTGGACAAGAATACTTACTCAAATAGGTCTCCAATGGATGGGAGGCGCAACGATAGGTACTAAAAAAGAAGAGACCTTCGAAAAGGTCGGTAATACATGGAAAAAAGTTAAAGACTGGTATACAAAATAAAATGTGCTTAACACCTATAACCCTAAAAAAAGAGACATGGAAACAGAAGCTATCAGACACTTATCATATGCAGCAAGTACCTTGCGGCAGATGCTTAGAGTGCATGAAGTTACGCCTAGACACTTGGCACCTACGTTTATCAAACGAACTAAAACACAGTCACACTGCCTATTTCGTTACTTACACTTACACAGACGAAAACGTACCTTATTCAGAAAATGGATTACAAACACTAAATTACAAAGACCACCAAGACTACATGAAACGCCTAAGGAAAAGGCACAAAGGTGCACCGATAAAATATTTCACCGTTGGCGAATATGGAGAAACCACGCACAGGCCGCATTTCCATTCAATCATATTCAATGCTACCTTAGAGCATATCGAGAAAGCGTGGAAATGTGGGAATATTCACATCGGAGACGTATCCGATGCATCCATAAGATATACTCTTAAATATGCACTTAAAAGGGCTACAAGATGGAACAAAAAACCCGACAACGATGATGACAGAAATGTTGAAAAAGCCCTAATAGCAAGAGGATTAGGAGATTCCTACTTAACAGAAGCAATGATAAAATACCATAAAGATGATGTCACGAGACCCGCAAAACTACTTAACAATTCCCTGCCTCTTCCCCGAAGATACCGAGACCTTATATTTACCAATTCGGAAAAGCTCGCACGAAATAAATTACTCCAACCTATTAATAAGGAAAGATTCGAAAAAATATCTTCCGAATTCTTTCCACAAAGAGTCGAGAAAATGTATAGGACAGCGAAAGAAAATATTGAAAAAACGGATTAAAAAAACATTCGCAAAATGTAAACACGGTAAATACTTTCTCTCAACATTCGACTTTTTCTACGTAAAAAGTCATCTAAACATCTACTACAATAAGCTATATCAAGCTTATCTAATAACCACGGAAAAATCTAAATATCTAATCATTAAAAAATTTAATTATTATGTCTATTTTTAACAAAATTGCAAAACAATCACGCCCAAAATCAAATTTTAATCTATCACACGATAGAAAATTCTCAATGCCAATGGGCAAACTCGTACCCAACCTATGTATGGAGGTATTACCAGGAGACGAGATAAATCTTACCACGCAGCAAATATTAAGGTTACCACCAATGGTCAATCCGATGATGCATGACGTTACGGTAACAAATCACTTCTTCTATGTACCAAACAGAATTTTATGGGATAAATGGGAAGAATTTATAACAGGAGGAGACGATGGGCTAGACCAGTCACTATTACCTACAGTTTCAGAGTTAGATGTAAAAGCTGGCTCGCTAGCCGACTATTTAGGTTTACCAATAACATCAAATGGCATTGAAATTCCTGTATCATTGATGCCATTCCTAGCATATAATTATATTTGGGACGAATATTACAGAGACCAAAACATGCAGGATAAAATAGGTAACCCATTTGTACATAAAAAAATTACGGACACAGGCGGTTTCCTAGACCAAGGCAATTTCCGCTATGGTGAACTTTCGGCACTATACCCAACACTATTTCAATTAAAGGATAGAGCATGGGGACACGATTATTTCACATCGTGCTTACCACAGGCACAAAAAGGCGGTGCAGTAAGATTACCAATCATTAATACCGCAGCATCTTATCTCCCTGTAGAATATCAAGCTTTAAATGGGCAAACAGAATTCTACCAGCAAGGCACATTATCAGCATCAGATGACGGCAGTGGGCTTTCATGGCCTTTAGGCACAACAGATGTAGTATCCGATGCAACAGGCACACCTATGGATGTAGACAACTCTGATAAATTACGAGTTCCTTTAGCCCCATTAGACCAAGCAGCAGCATTAATAAATGACGTAAGAAAGGCATTCTCTATTCAAAGATGGATGGAATTAGCAAACAGGGGCGGTAGCAGAATGCGAGAATTCCTTTGGAACTTCTATGGCGTAAATTACGATGATGCAAGGTTAGATGTACCTGAATGGCTTGGCGGAGGCGTAAGCCCTATCATGATATCAGAAGTTTTGCAGACATCCGAATCCGAAAACAGTCCACAGGGAAATATGGCAGGACACGGTATAAAC